TTGATGGACTGATCCAGAGGGCTGCCTACATGAGAGTAACGCTCGAGGATTGGGAGACGGACATTATAGAGAACGGTTATATCGAGATGTTTACCCAGTCAGAGCGGACACCACCCTATGAAAGAGAGCGTCCAGTCGTACGTTTGTACAACACGCTGAACAAGAACTATCAAAGCATCATCAAGCAGCTGTCTGACCTGGTCCCGAAGCCGGAGGCCAGAGAAGAAGTAGATGTGCTTGATGAGTTTGTTTTAAGCCGAAATGAGTAGCAAGAACCCGATCGTCGAGTATTGGGAGTGGATAAACCTTAATCGGAAGAACAAAAGACGCACGCCCAAGAAGGTCCAAAAAGTCTACGCCGAGCTGGTACGGGTGATAGGAGATCCAGATTCGGAATGGGAGTATGACGCCAGGAAGGGCGATCATGCGATCCGGTTTATCGAAGGGTTCTGCCGGCACTCCAAGGGCAAGATGGCGGGGAAGCCGTTCCGGTTGGAGCTGTGGCAGAAGGCCCTGGTAGCTGCCGCCTTTGGCATGGTTCACAAGATCGACGGGACCAGGAAGTTCCAGGAAGTCGTTCTGATCGTTGCCAGAAAAAACGGCAAGTCCACACTTGCGGCGGCGATTGGCCTGTACCTGCAAGTGGCCGATGGGGAACCTGGGGCCGAGATCTACGCCTGCGCCACCAAGCGGGACCAGGCCAAGATCATCTGGCTTGAAGCCCGGCGGATGGTGAGGAAGTCACCGGCCTTGAGCCGTCGGATCAAGACACTGGTTGCGGAGATCAATAGCGACTACAATGATTCGTTCTTCAAGCCCTTGGGCCGGGACTCGGACACATTGGACGGCCTGAACGTACATGGGGCCCTGCTGGATGAGATCCATGCCTGGCAGGACCAGAATCTGTACGACGTTATCGTTGATGGGACCTCCTCGAGGGAACAGCCACTGGTCCTGGTGACAACAACAGCCGGGACGATCCGGGAACAAGTCTTTGATCTGAAATACGACGAATGTGAAATGGTCATCAATGGCTACGGTGACCCTGATGGATATAGGAACGAACGACTGCTGCCGATTATCTATGAACTGGACAATCGCAAGGATTGGATAGATCCGGAAGCCTGGCATCAGGCGAACCCTGGGCTAGGGACGATCAAGCAGCTGGACCAGCTGGAGAACAAGGTGGCCAAGGCCAAGGCGAACCCGAAGTTGGTGAAGAACCTGCTGTGTAAGGACTTCAATATCCGGGAGACGAACTCGGAAGCCTGGCTGACCTTCGAACAGCTGAACAACCAGGCGACCTTCGACCTGGCCGAGTTGAAGCCCAGGTATGGGATCGCCGGAATTGACCTGTCGAGCACGACAGACCTGACCTGTGCATCGGTGATCTTCAAGGTGCCGGGCGATGATACGCTGTACGTGAAGCAGATGTACTGGCTCCCACAGGAGCGGCTGGAACAACGGATCGCAGAGGACCGGATCCCGTACGACATCTGGATGAGCCAGGACTATGTCAGGACAAGTGAAGGTAACAAGGTCAATTACAAGGATGTGACCGAGTGGCTAGTTGAGGTCCAGAACGATTTGGACGTGTACATCTACAAGATTGGCTATGACTCATGGTCCTCGACTTACCTGGTCGACGAATTGAAAAGCCATTTTGGGGCCGAGTCGACTGATCCGGTCATCCAGGGGGCCAAGACCTTCAGTGGACCGATGAAACGGTTCGAGGCGGACCTTGAGTCGAAGAAGATCAACTATAACAACAACCCAGTCCTCAAGTGGAATCTGTCGAACGCTGCTATCACGATTGACCGGAACGACAACATCGCACTGGTCAAGACCAGCAATAGCAGACGCAGGATTGATGGCGTGGCTTCTTTGCTTGATGCCTACATCGTGCTGGAGCGGCATTACGAAAACTACATGGGATTGATATAAGGCGGCAGACAGCCGGGCGGACCAAGGCACCTATCGGGGTGCTTTTTTTATGGGACATGGAGAGTGCAGGATGGGACTTTTTGACAAATTATTCAAAAGACCAGAGCAAAGGCGGGTCGACACATACTTCAAGATGCTGAACGGATATTCTCCTGTGTTCCACAGCTATTCGGGCGGGATCTACGAGATGGAACTGACCCGTGCCTCGGTCCACGCATTTGCGAATCTGGCAAGCAAGCTGAAGCCGGAGGTGATGGGATCAGCATATCAGTCGCTGGCCAAGACGCTCCAGTTCAAGCCCAATCCGTTCATGGACACTACCAAGTTCCTGTACCGGTTGGCGACGATCTTGAGTGTGGACACCACCGCCTTCATCCTACCCTTGTACGGGGAGGACATGCGGACGATCGTCGGCTACTACCCCTTGCTGCCGTCCTACACGGAGGTCCTTGAAGTGGATGGGGAGCCCTGGCTTCGGTACACATTCGCAAACGGCCAGAAGGCGTCGATCCCCTTCAGTGAGGTCGGGGTCCTGACCAAGTACCAATACGACAATGATCTGTTCGGGGCCAAGAACAAACCCATGATGCCGACCCTGCAACTGCTGGACATCCAAAGGCAGGGCATGGAAGAAGGCATCCGGCAGTCGGCCATGATCCGGTTCATGGCCCGGCTCACGAACACGCTCCGGCCGGAGGATATCAAGAAGGAGCGGGACCGGTTCAGTGAGGACAACCTGAGCGCCGACAACAAGTCCGGCGTGATGATGTTTGATGCCAAGTACGGCGATGTCAAGCAGATCGACAGCAAGCCGTTCGTGATAGACGCCGAGCAGATGAAGCTGGTCCAGACGAACGTGTTCAACTACTTCGGAGTAAACGAAAACATTCTCCAGAACAAATACACAGAAGACGAGTTCAACGCCTTTTACGAGGGCATGATCGAGCCATTTGCCTTGCAGCTGTCCATGGTGATGACCGGGATGACCTTCACCAAGAAGGAGATCGCCCACGGCAACCAGATCATGTTCAGTTCGAACCGGCTCCAGTATGCAAGTAACCAGACGAAGCTGCGGGTTGCGTCGCAGATGTTTGACCGTGGAATCCTGACGACTAATCAGGTGATGGATATATGGAACCTTCCACATGTGAAGGATGGCGACGAACGGTTTATCCGTCGAGAGTACGTCCGGATCACGGACATGAAGAAAGACAGAAAGGTAGGTGGCTGGGATGCCATTGATGACGAAGGAGAGGGAGTATCGGTCGGTGATGACCCCGCTGATGATCCCGACAGCACAAGAGAAAAGGATTGATAGCGAGTACTACGTCGAGGGCCTGGCAACGACCTTTGATAGTCCGTACTTGCTCTACGAATGGGATGGAGTGAAGTATTACGAGATTATCGCCCGATCCGCACTTGAAGGAGCGGACATGAGCGATGTGATCATGCAGTACAACCATGCCGGGAAGGTCCTGGCTCGACAATCGAATGGAACGCTTGGGATTGAACCGCTGGATCAGGGATTGTTTATCTTTGCGGATCTGTCCAAGAGCCGGGCAGCCAAAGACATGTACGAGGAGATCGCTAACGGTCTGATCACAAAGATGTCCTGGGCGTTCACTGTGCTTGAAGACTCCTACAACAAGGAGACCCGGACCAGAACGATTCTCAAAATCAAGAAAGTTTACGACATTAGCGCAGTTTCTTATCCCGCCAACAGTGGGACAGAAATATCCGCTCGTTCTTGGATCGACGGAGTGATCGAGGCCGAGAAGCAGGAGTTGCTAGAGCGGCAAAGGATGGAGGCCGTATGGGCCAACACATTACTGAAAAGGAGAACTATTCATGGAGATTAAAGACATGAAATTACATGAGATCCGGGAGCGACTGGACGAACTCAAGGAATTTGAGGCGGACAAGGCGTCGCTTGAGGAGATCGAAGCGAATACAGCGGAACTTCGCCAGCTGATCGACCGTGAGGCCGAGATCCTGAAAGCTGCCGAAGCCAGAAAAGCGGAAGCGGACAGGGTAACCAACCTGCCCGACAGTGAGGCAAAGGTCCTCACCCAGTTCAAGGAAGAGGAAAAACGTATGGAAGATAAAATCGTTGAAACCCAAGAGCAGATTGAGCTCCGCCAGTTTGCGGACTATGTTCGTGGGCGTGTGACCGAGATGGAGACCCGTGCCGGCGAACAGAACTTCACCTTTGCCAATAGCCAGGCGGCAATCGTGCCTGTGTCTATCGCACAGCGGATCATCGACGAAGTGAAGGAGAGAAGCCCCATCCTGGCGGGCGCTACACTTTACAACGTCAAGGGCACGCTGAAGGTCCCCGTGTACGGCGACGCTAACACTAACCATAACATTACCGTTGCCTACGCCAATGAGTTCGAAGAGCTCGTGGGCGATGCCGGGAAGTTCACCAGCATTGACTTGAGCGGTCACCTGGTGGGGGTCTTGTCTCTCATTGGCAGGACGCTGATCAACAATGCTGACATCGACCTGGTCAACTTCGTTGTCATGAAGATGGCCGAGTCTATCGCCCTTTTCCTTGAGGGCGAGCTCCTGAATGGCACCAGCTCCAAGGCAACCGGGGCACTGTCCTCAACCAACGTGGTGGCCGCCGGTGCGGTGGACAAACTCACCGCCGATGCCTTGATCGACCTCCAGGCCAAGATCCCGACGGTATTCCAGGCCAAGGCAGTCTGGACCATGCACCCGAAAACCTTTACCGCAGTCAAGAAGTTGAAGGACGGTGAAGGGCGCTACCTGCTCCAGCACATGTTCTCAGAGGGGTTCCCGTATCGGCTCCTGGGCAAGCCTGTCCACGTGTCGGAGAACATGCCCGAGATCGACACCAATGCCCTGGCTATCCTGTACGGGGACTATTCCGGCCTGTCGGTCAACTTCCGTGAGGATATCAGCATCGAGATCCTGCGTGAGAAGTACGCAACCATGCACGCCCTCGGAGTTGTTGGCTGGTTCGAGTTCGACTCCAAGATCACCGAGAGCCAGAAGCTGGCCGTCATGAAGATGGCTGTCAGCCTGTAAGGGGTCTCCCTGATCTCAAGAGAAAGGAGAAACGGACATGGCATACAACGCTAAAAACTACAACGAACAAGGTGCAGAGAAAATGGTCATCGGCGGCGAGCTGGTGATCTTGGAAAGCGCAACCCTGGAGGTAGAGGACGGTGCGACCGTTACAGGAATCACCGGTGTCGCCGCCGCCGCAAAGTCCACCGTGCTTGGTGGTGTGAAGGCGGCCACACGGAACAGTGGGAATGACACGGTCGAGATCAAGATCGATTCGTCCACGTCGAAGCTGTACGCTCCGACCTACCCGGTCTTGCCAACAGCGGCAACGGAGGAGGACGCTGGCATCGTTAAGATGGCGGCAAATGTCGCGGAAGCAGAAGACACTGTTGGGGTCGATGATTTCAATGGTCTACTGGCTGCACTGATCGCCGCCGGGCTGATGGCACCAGCACCGGACCCGAATCCAGAATAGCTGGTCTCCTCATAAGGAGGTGACACATGGCACTCAAGAGTTTAACAGTCAACGGTCAGCTGGTTCGTGGTTTTAAGCCTGACCTCTTGGATTATGCTGTCAAGCTACCGTTTGGCACGGCATCCGTGCCGTCGGTAGCTGGTGTGGCCCAAGAGCAAACATCGACGGTTACGGTCACCCAGGCGACTGAGTTGCCCGGTGTGGCCACCATCACAGTGACAGATAACAAGGATAAGGACACGGTCTACACGGTTAGTCTGGCTGCAATGACGGTTTTGGATGTGATGAAGCTGTCGCTTCGAATTAAGAGCGACGCATACGATATCGAAGTTCAAGACCTGATCGACGCATGTCTGATCGATTTGAACATCGCCGGTGTTGACACGGTCGATCCGGACGACGCGTTGACCATGCAGGCCATCAAGATCTATTGCAAGGCCAACTTCGGGTATGACGAGCACTCGGACCGGTTCCGGGAAGCCTACGAATCGCTGAAGAAGGTCATGGCACTGGCCAGGGAATACGACGAGGCAGAAGAATGAAGGACGTTATTGAGTTAATCACGACGACCACCACATATGACGCCATCGGCCAGGAGATCAAGACGGAGTCATCCATCGAGGTCTTCGCCGAGAAGCGTCCTCTGCCGCGTGTTGAGTTCTTCATGGGCGGTGAGCACGGTCTGAAGCCGGCGGCATTGTTTGTGATGCGTGAAGCTGATTACGACTATCGCGCCATCAAGGTTCGGCACGAAGGTCATGATTATCGGATTTATCGGACCTATGAAACCAAGTCGGAAATGATCGAGCTCTACTGCGAGGAAAGATCGGGGGTGTGACATGGCACAAGACATCGGCGCCCAGATCGCCCAGGCATTGCGCGAGTACACGACTGACGTGGTCGAGGAGATCGAGCGTGAGGCAGTCAAGATCGCGAACAAGGCAGTCAAGGAACTGAAGCAGACCTCACCCAGGCGGACCCACGGCGGACGGCACTACGCTGACGGCTGGGGCCGGACCAAAGTGGACGGGAATCAGGTGGTCTACAACAAGACCAAGCCTGGCTTGACCCATCTGCTGGAGCATGGTCATGCGTTAAAGAACGGTGGCCGGACTCGAGCGTTCCCACACATCAAGCCTGCCGAGGAAACGGCGATCAAGGAATACGAGAAGGCGGTCGAACGGGCCGTCGAGACTGGAGGTGAACCGAGATGACACTAGAAGGGCTATACGCCGGACTGGCCACGCTCGGGTTACCGCTGGCCTACCACAAACACACGGAAGCTCCACAGCTTCCGTTTTTAGTTTACCGGTTTGACGGATCAGCCGACATGATGGCCGACAACCAGAACTTTGCCGAGATCAGCGACATCACGATCGAGCTGTACTCGGCCAAGAAAAACCAATCGGCCGAGAAGCTGGTCCAGGACAAATTGAAGGAACTGCGGATCCCATACGCCAAGCATGAAGTGTGGGTCGACACAGAAGAACTATTCATGACCTTGTACGAGGTCCAGATTTAAGGAGAAACATATGGAAAAGAACAAGATTGTGTATGGCTTCGAGAACGTACACATCGCATTCGAGGGGAACTCGCCGGGAACCTACGACGAAACGATCCACATCCCTGGTGCGGTCAACTTCTCGACCACACCTGCCAGTAACAAGGTGAACTTCCCGGCGGACAACATCCGGTATTTCACCCTGGAGTCCAACAACGGCTACACCGGCACGCTTGAGATGGCCTTGATCCCGGATGAGGTGCTGGAAAAGATGCTGGGCTGGATAATCGACAGCAACGGGATGCTGGTCGAGGTGGCCAACGCCAAGCCAAAGAAGTTTGCCCTGATGGGCGAAGTCAAGGGCGACCTGCGTGACCGCCGGTTCGTCTACTACGACGTGATGGCTTTAAGGCCGAACGAGGAAGTCGAAACCCAGGACGAAACGATCGATCCCAAGACGATGTCGCTCCCGGTCGAGATTACTCCCATCACCGTCGACGGCAAGAAGATAGTCAAGGGCACCCTGGAGCTGAACGCTACCAATGGCCCCATTTACAACAGCTTCTTCACCCAGGTCGTGCTGCCTGATGCGGAGCCGGTCAGCGTCGACAAGACGTCATTACAAGCCGCCATCGCACTGGCCAGTTCTTTCGAGAGCACCGACTGGGATGATGGCTGGGATGAGCTCGCACTGGCCCTTGGTGAAGCCGAGATCATCGAAGCTAATCCGAACGCCATGCAAAAGGAGGTCAATGCAGCCGACAAGGCCCTGCGTGCGGCCATCCTTGGGCTTGTGCCTGCGGAGTAACACACACGGGGCCGGGTCAAACCGGCCCCTTTAGTTTAGGAGGAGAGAATGAAACGGATCAAGCTAGGCGACCGGGAGGTCGACATCCAGGCCAGCCCCATGACGCTGGTGTACTACAAGCGAGAGTTTGCCCAGTCGTTCAGCGGCGACCTGTTAGATATTCAAAACATCTACCTGACAGGCGACCTGAAAACGTTCGACGACGTGAACTTGTTGCAGATGATCTGGGCGATGGAGAAAACGGCCAAGGGCGGGAAGCAGGTCGACTTTGAGACCTGGCTGGGCCAGTTCGAATGGTTCAACTTGTCCGATATCATGCTGGACGTGACGGAGGTTGCTAAGGATGCCACCTTTCGTTCGTCCCCGGAAAAACCGAAAGAAAAACCAAAGAAAAAGTGATTTAGAAAACTATGAGGTCAGCCTGCTCGTGATAGCGAAGCGGGTCGGGCTATCTTTTGACGAACTCAACCAGATGACCCTGGATGAGTTTTTTGATTACGTCGACATCTGGGTCGGCGACAACGATGACAAGAGTGCGGCACCACGCCAGGCGACCCAGGCGGATATTGACGCATTTTTCAGGATGTGAGGTGAGGCATGAGCAGAAGAGTGAAGGGCATAACAATCGAGCTCGGCGCCGACAAAACCGGGCTAGAGCGTGTCTTAAAAGAGATCGAATCCGTCTCACGGAACCTGAACAAAGAATTAAGGGACACAAATAATCTGTTGCGGTTTTCTCCCGACAACACTGAACTGGTCACACAGAAACAGAAACTCCTGGGCGAACAGATCAAGGCGACCCGTGAGAAGTTAGACCAACTCCGAGAAGCGGAGGCCCAGGTCCAGGAGCAGTTCGAGAAGGGCGAAATCGCAGAAGATCAGTACCGGGCGTTTAAGCGTGAGGTCATCGAGACCGAGTCACAGCTTCGTCATTACGAAAAAGCCTTAAGAGACATCAGCGATGAACACATCATCTTCGGCCAGAAGCTTCAAGAAGCTGGCGAGAAGATGCAGGCGGTTGGCGATAAGATGGCGTCAGTTGGCAAGAGCCTGACCCTGAAAGTCACGGCCCCGATTCTGGCCATCGGCACAGCTGGTGTCACGGCGGCAATCGACTTCGAATCCGGAATGGCCGGGGTGCGCAAGACCACCAACCTGACTGGCGAGGAGCTGGACAAGATGGGCCAGTCCTTGCGGGATATGTCGAAGGAGATCCCGGTCAGTGTCGTTGAGCTGACGGCCCTCGCAGAAACTGCCGGACAGCTGGGCATCGACAAGGACCACATCGTGGAGTTTACCAGGGTCATAGCGGACCTGTCGGTGGCAACGAACATCGTCGGACAAGAAGGAGCAACCGACCTTGCCCGGTTCGCCAACATTATGGGCATGTCACAGAAGGATTTTGACCGGGCTGGATCAGCGATCGTTGAGCTGGGCAATAATTCAGCGACGACCGAAAAAGAGATCCTGGAGATGGCGAAGCGATTGGCAGGTGCCTCCAGGCAGGCCAACATGTCTGAGGCGGATGTCCTTGGGATTGCTACGGCCCTGTCTGCCCTGGGCATTGAAGCACAGGCGGGTGGCACGGCCTTCTCAAGAGTCATCAACCGGATCCAGCTGGCGATCGACACGGGATCGGATGACCTGTATGGGTTTGCGGAAGTTGCCGGCATGACTGCTGGTGAGTTTGCCAATGCCTGGCGAGATGATGCCGCTGGTGCGCTGGCTGACTTCGTTGTCGGGCTGAGTGACACCACCAAACATGGCAAGTCCACCAACGAGATGCTGGCCGAACTCGAGATCAACGAGATCCGGGTGTCAGATGCCCTGCGTCGGACATCGGGTGCAAACGAACTGTTCAAGGACAGCTTGAAGATGTCGAATGATGCCTGGGCGGACAACAACGCACTCCAGGAAGAGGCGGCCATCCGGTACGAAACGACCGAGTCCAAGATGAAGATCGCAAAGAACGAAATGAACGATGCGGCAATCGACCTTGGCCAAAAGTTGATCCCGACCGTCATGTCTCTGATCGAGTTCATCACCGACCTGGTGACTGGCTTCCAAAAGCTAGCACCTGAAACTCAGGACACCATCATCAAGATGGGTCTGTTTGCGGCGGCCTTGGGTCCGGTCATATCCGTGGCTGGGAAGGTCACATCCGGGATCGGGAAGATCACAGGCGGCATCGGCAAGCTATATGAGGCGACAGGTAAAGGTGAAGGAATCATCGGATCCTTTGCCAGCAAGATCGGCGGCGTGGGTCCTCTGGCCCTGGCTGGGGCGGCTACGGCGGCGGCTATTGCGTTGGGCCTGACGATTGCAGAGATGTGGGCGGTTGATCCAGCAGTCAAGGAAGCACGTAAGGCAGTTGATGAGTTTGTCGAATCGGCCGGGTCGGCCACATCCGAGTTGATGGGGCAGACAGACCTGATCGAGAAATATAAGACCGAGCTTTATGAGCTGGTGGAGGCCGAGGACAAGACAGCCACACAAAAGGCCAGGATAGAGGACCTGGTCAAGCGACTGAACGCCCTGGTCCCGGACCTGGTCCTGGAATATGAAAAAGAAACCGACCAGCTGAACAAAACCAAGACTGCGATCGATGGTGTCATCGAAGCCCACAAACTGCGTCTGGTCGAAGCGGCGAAGGGCAAGATCATCGCTGAATGGGAAGAAACCTATGGCGACATCCTAATGGATGTGGCAAGGAAACAGCATGACCTGAACATTGTTACCGAGCAGTCCCAGAAGCTGGAAGATGCCCTGGCAAGGGCCCGGCTGACAGGGTTGTCTGATTTTGATATTCGGATGGCGCAATCCAGCAAGGCCGTCCAGGAACACAACAACTGGCACAAGGTCCTGACGGATGAACAGACCAAGGCCATGGCGGGTGTCGTACAAGCCTACGACGAAGCCAAAGGCAGCGTGGAGCTATTGACCGAGCAGTCCACTGACGGCTGGTCCACAGCGACGCATGCGGTCGACACGATGGCCGAGCAGACCCGGAAGCTAACGGATGACACCAACGCCTTGAACGATGAGATCGACAAGGGATCCGCTGTCTATGAGTCCACCATGGAGTACATGGAAGCCTACATCGGCAGTCTGCTGGGGATTGAAATACAGTCCAAGGAAACCACGGAGCAGATCGAGGACGATGAGGCCCGGAAAACAGCGGCTATCGAACAAGCCGCCAAGGACCAGGCACAAGCCCAGAAGAATCTGGAAGATGCCGCCGAGAAGCACAAGAACGTCATGTCGGGGTTCACCAAGGAACGGTTCGATTACGAGAAGGGCACGACCAAAGAGTTCATCAAGATGTGGGAAGACGAGCTGGTGGCCTTCCAGAACTACCACAAGAACCTGCAAACAATCGCCTCCAAGGTTGGTCCGGACGTTGCGGCAGAACTTGAGAAGCTCGGAACTGACGCCGCTCCTCTGATCCAGAAGTTTGTCGATGGGGCAGATGAGGACCTGGCACGGCTGGCGACCATCATGCAAGAACGGACAGCGGCGGCCACAGCCCAGGCCAAGCTGGGGCTGGACCCCCTTAAAGGCATTGGAGAAGAAGGCGGCAAGGACTTCATCGACGGCCTTGTCAAGGGAATGAAAGACAACCAAAGTCGTGCCGGAACCGCGGCCGGGAACGTTGGCGGAGCGATTGAGCGGGGCTTGAAAACCCGGCTGGAAATCTCCTCCCCGTCCAAGGTCGGTATCGAGATCGGCCAAAACTTCGCCGAGTCACTCGGTCTTGGCATGGGCCGGGGCGAGGGCGAGGTGGACCGGTCTGCGGCTGGGCTAGCCAAGACCATGGCGGACGCTATGCGGCTGCCTGACCTGCCCGCCTTGAAGGG